GTAGTTGATACTTTTTCTCTGGGATCTGGTATTACAAGTGAAACATTTATTCAAGAAAGTACATCAATTCCTCGTCTTCTAAATACGAGAGCAATATTCGTTCGTCTGGATAATATTCAAACAAGTAATATTAATGCTTTTAAAGGTAATAAATCAACTATTCTATCAATGCTTCCCAGATTAGATGGTAGTAATCATGAAACTGGACGAATATTCTATGAACCTAATAATTTAATGTATGTAGACCTTCAAAATCCACAAGAATTACGATTAAATAGTTTCGATATTAGTTTCTGTAATGTAGATGAAACATTTGCAACAACTTTATCAGGACAATCTGTGGTAGTATTACATTTCAAGCAAAAAGAATAAGATTTTAAAGTTAATGATTTATAAAAAAACATACATTAATTTAAGTTAGATTAAATGAATACTTTTTTTTAGATGATTTTTTAGAAAAATAGTTATTTTTTAAATTATTTTTAGATAATATTTTTTATATTTATTAATATATAATAATGAATAATAGTAATCTTCCTCCACAATTACAATATGATTTTTTAGATGATAGTGATGAAGTAAATGAAGATACAGGAGAAGAGAATCCTAATTTCGTATATGATGAAGATGCAGAAAAAGATTGTAATATACAACCTGAAATAGTTGAGTTTGTTGAACCAGAACCAATTAAAGATGAGGAGATATTTGATAATGATGAAGTTTCAAAATCTATTGAAAAAAATGAAAAAGAGAATGTTGTAAATTACAATAAATCTCATAAGAGTAATATTAATGCTTGTGGAGTAGGAGAAGAGAAACCTGTTCCATTAAAGGCAAATGGAAAACCAGTTAAATTAAATAAAAATGGTAAACCACGAAAACCCATGAGTGCTGAACATCTTGCAAAATTACAAGAAGCAAGAAAGAAAGCACAAGAAAGTAGAAAAGCAAATAAAAAAGAAAAAGTTAATACAAAAGAATTACAAAAGAAAAAGAAACAATTATTAATTGAAAAAGAAAAATTAGAAGTAAATGAATTAGAAGAACAAGTAAAAAATAAATCTACTAAACCGATTCAAAAAGTAGAATATGTAAATGGATTAACGAAAGAAGATCTATATACTGCACAATTAGAAGCAATTACAAAATATGATAGTGTAAGGAAGGCACAGAAAAAGAAAAAGAAAGAAGAGAAGATGATTCAAGAACAGAAAAAAGATATGTTAAATAAAATACAAGCATCAGGATGGCAACAAACTGCAGGTATTTATGGAAATTGTTTTTAATATATTATATAATATAATGTGGATAGTACAAACAAAAGATGGAAAATATGGATACATTAAATATTTAGATGCTGTATATGATAGAAATAGAATTGAGGTTGTTTTAGATGGATTATTTTATGTAAAAAAATAAAATATAATAATATATATATAATATATAATGGAAGGAAAAAAAGTCCCTAAATTACGAAAAGTAAAAGATTTAGATGGAGATGAAAGATTTGAAGGATTACATGAAAACCTCCCCAAACCACCAAATATGATTTTATTATTAGGAGCAATTAAAAGTTCTAAATCTAATTGTATAATTAATTTTCTTTTATCGAAGGATTTTTATTTAGGGCGATTTGAAAAGGTTCGTGTCCTATCATCAACATTGCACATGGATAATAAAGGAAAACTTATGAATAAACATTTTGATTGTGATGACCATTATGATGATAGTTATATTGATGCAATTATTGATGAACAAGGAAAATATAGTAAAGAAGACCGCCCTACATATTGTCTTTGTCTGGATGATATATTAGATCAATCATTCTGTAAAAGAAACTCTAAACTTGCATTCTTTATTACAAAAATGAGGCACTATATAGATATGTGTATTATATCCAGTCAGTCAATAAATCATATTCCAGCATTAATTAGAGCACAATCAACAGATATTCTTATAGGTAGACAGAATAATGAGAAAGAAAAAATTAAAATAAAAGAACAATATTCAGGATTATTAGGAGAAAATGGAGATGAAACATTTGATAGATTATATAATGAAGTTCATAAAACTCCGTACAATTTCATGTATATTAGAAATACTACAAATCCTGCCGAAGTATATTTTAATTTTGAAAGGAAGATTCATCCATAATAATAATGTTTTAATTTTTTTTATTAACAAATAATAATATTATATATATTATAAAAATGGATTTGTACTCAAATAATGTGTCGGCAATTCACGGAAATATGAGAAATGAAGCAATTGCAAACTTTAATAGAAATGTCGTAAATGCTAATAATGAACTTGCTACAACTATTCAAGGACTTAAAGAACAACAAAAAGAAAATGAATATTTATCCAGTGCTAAAAATCTCGTTTCAAGTGCTTATTCTGGAGGTGCTTACGCCACTAAACTTGCAGAACATCAAGCATTTACGGAGGCAGGAGGAACTGGTTTAGGATTAAAACAAGCATATAGAAATCTTCGTGCTAATCCTGAAGGAGCATTAGAAAGTATATCGAATAGAATGGTTGAAAGAGTAAATCCAGAAGGAGTTCAAAATGCTTTATCTAATGTTACATCTTCTCTGGATGAACATGTAGGTAATTTAAGAACTACTAATCCATTAAATGAATTAGGGGCAGAAGGACGAGTTGGAGTAAGTGAGGCAACACATGGAGAACAAATGGCAAGTGCTCTGGGAAGAGAAGGAACATCTGTTGCTGAAGCAGGAGGTGAAGCACTCGCTTCAACTGGAAAATGGGTTGGAAAATTAGGAAAGGGATTAGGAATTGCAGGTGGTATCGCCACAGGGGGCATGGCGATTGCAGATGATTTTAAAGGTGGACATTTTCATATTGCTGGACAAAATACTGCAGAAAAGATTGCTAATGTAGGACAGATCATAGGTGCTGGATTAGATGTAGTTGGAACGATTGCTCCCCCT